TTGTATTCTCCAGGAACTCCTATGGAAGTACAAAGTCCTGGACAACCACAAAGATTATTTGACCCATCAAGAGCAAGGTATGCTGCTGGTGGTTTAACTGGTGCGTTTGCAGAAAAAGAAGTTTCAGATGACCCAGGCTATCGTGCATACGAAGAAGGTGGTATTGTTATTCCAGAATTACAAACTGCACAAGATGCAGGTATGCCAGTTGATATGTTAGCTCAAGATGAAGAACCAGGTCAACAAGATATGGTAATGCCTGATAATATGATGATGATGAATGAAGAAATGGATATGCCAGAAGTAGATGTAGATGTAGATACTTCTATGTTATCATCAGATGAAGAAATGATTTTAGAAAACGCAATGCAACAATTTCCAGAGTTATTAAATATTATTCCAAAAATGTTAGTAGCTACTGGAGGAACAAAAGAATTTACTGGTGAAGGCGAAGTCGAAGGACCAGGAACAGGTACATCAGACTCAGTCCCTGCAATGTTATCAGACGGAGAGTTTGTAATTACAGCTAAAGCAGTTAAGCAAATAGGTGTAGACAAACTTCGTAAGATGATGAAAAAAGCAGAAGACGATTATGATAAAGATATGAATATCCAAGAAGAGCAACAAATGGAAGATGCTCCATCGGATGTCATGAGTGCTGCTTATGGCGGTTTATTAAAAAACCCTTATAAGTAGGCTTTATAAATAGAGCTACCCTGAGCGTCACCAAGGCACTCTATTTTCGGCTACTCTTACAATGATGTAAGACCCCAACAATAACAAAGAAAGGTGATAATAAATGACTGATAGTAATGAGACCCCTCTTTTCGAAAAAAGAGCCACTTCTCAGGAAAGCGAAGAACAACAAGAAGCTAATCCATATAATCAAAAAAAGAATTATCTTGATTATGATGCTATGGACGAAGCGTCAAAACAACCCTTTGCTGATGCTAATACAATAGCTTATAAAAAAGATTCTCCAAAGACTGTAGTTGACACAAGTCTAGTACAAGATGAGGAAGAAGAAAAAGAAGAAGCTAAAGTAGAAGCACAACCTTATAAAAAGGTAGACTATAAAAAAAGGTATGACGATTTAAAACGACATTACGACGATAAAGTAAATTCGTTTAAACAAAAAGAAGAAGAACTTCATGCACAATTAAGAGCTAATCGACCTAAGTATAAAGCTCCTAAAAGTAAAGAAGAACTTAATGAGTTTAAAAAGAATTATCCAGATGTTTACGATGTAGTTGAATCAGTTGCTCATACTCAAGCTACTAAAGAAATGGAAGATTTAAAAGAAGAAATAAAATCTCTTCGTAATAAAAATACTGAAATTTCTAAAAAAGAAGCTGAAGCTACATTGGCTAGACTTCATCCAGACTTTAATACAATTAGAGAATCGGATGAGTTTCATCAGTGGGCAGATAGTCAACCAGAAGAAATTAAAGGTTGGATATACAGCAATGCTACAAATGCGACGTTAGCCTCTCGTGCAATTGACCTTTTCAAACAGGATGTCGGCAAGTCAAAATCAAAAGATGAAGTATCAGGCGACTTAGTTCCTGCATCAGAAATGATTCAGATTAAGAACAGTAAAGACGTTGGATATGGTTCTAAAAAGATTTGGACTCGTTCTCAAATCGCAGCTATGTCTCAAAGCGAATTTGATAAGAACGAAAAATCTATAACCGAAGCAATGGCTGAAGGGCGTGTCGTAAATGATAATCCTAGAAGAAATTATGGCGGTTCTGGAAATCCGACTTATTAAATAACTTATAGATAGTAGTTGCACTTTTAACAACAACTCAACTAGAAAAGGAGAAATACTATGGCTGTATTTCAAAACGCTAGTGGTGGTGCTAACAATAACTTTAATGCGGGCACTTCGGGACAAACTAATGAGTTTTTCGTTCCTGAAATTTTCTCGAAGAAGATTCAAAACTTCTTTAGAAAATCGTCTGTAATTGAAGCTATTACAAACACGGATTATGCAGGTGAAATTTCTGCTTTTGGTGATACAGTAAATATCATTAAAGAGCCAGTAATCACTGTCGCAGCATATACTCGTGCAGCTTCTACTAGTAAACAGTTCCTAACTGACCAAGAGTTGACACTTGTTATTGACAAAGCAAACTCATTTAAGTTTATTGTTGATGACATTGAGGAAAGACTTTCTCATATCAACTTCGCATCAGTAGGTGCATCAAGTGCGGCATACACACTAAAAGATACAATGGATTCAGAAGTACTAAGTGCAATGTTTTCAGGTGTATCAACTTCAACTCCAGACCACCAATTAGGTGGTGACGGTACTGGTTCAGCAATCGCTAACTTCACTTCAGGTGACCCTATTGATATGGGTAACGGAAGTTCAGAACTAAGCCCTCTAAAAATCATGGCTAGAATGGCTAGACTTTTAGATGACTCACAAGTTCCTGAAGAAGGAAGATGGTTTGTTGCAAAACCAGAGTTCTATGAAGAACTAGCGGATACCGATTCAAAACTAATGTCATCTGACTTTAACCAAGGTGACGGCGGTGTAAGAAACGGATTAGTAGCTTCTGGTCAAATTAGAGGATTTTCTATGTACAAATCTTCTAACGTTCCAGCTACTACAAACGCAACTGGACAATGCTTAGGTGGCCACATTAGCTCTACAGCAACTGCTCAGTCTATCCTTAACATTGAGACTTTAAGAGACACTGATACTTTCGGTGATATCGTAAGAGGTCTACATGTTTATGGAAGACAAGTTCTTAGAGATGATGCTATCGTAAAAGCTATCTACACTATAGACTAAAAATAATTGCAGGGGTGATTAAGTTCATCCCTGCTTTTTTATAAAAAGGACAATATTATGGGAAAAGTTAAAAACGGTCTTAATTACGAAGATGTTATTACAAGACACCAACCATCAGTTATGGAAGGTGGTAATGTAAATTCTGTTGACCATGGAAAAGATAAATATCCAAAACAATATGGTAAAGTAGATTTACGAAGAGATTGTGATAAAAGTGAAATGGGTACAAAAGGAGATACTAGTATATATCCTGACATGCCTACTAGTAAATTAAAACTTAATTTAGCATAAAAGGAATTTAAATGGCTGCTCCGTTTAGAACGTACTTAGATTTATGCAATACTATATTAAGAGAACTTAATGAAGTTGAGTTAACTTCTACAACTTTTACAAGTGCTCTAGGTATACAAAAATTTGTTAAAGACACTATAAACAGAGCTTACTTTGATATCTGTAATGCAGAAGATAAGTGGAACTTTTTATCTGTAGGAGACCCACTTAATGATTACTATGGTAATGCAGTTATAGAAACAGTTGCAGGAACAAGATGGTATGATTTACAATCAGCACAAACACTTTTAAATCAATATAGTTTTATAGATTATGATAATATAGTTTTAACTGAAGAAGGAGTATCAGGTAAGACAGCTCCTTTTGAAGTATTTAAATTACAACCTTTATCATTATCAAACTGGCAAAGACTATACGGAGTACAAGAAGCAAAAGATAAAAGTGATACTCAATCTTATGGAATACCAAGAAGAGTTATAAGAGGACCTGCAAATGATAAGATAGGTTTTTCTCCGATACCAGATGGTGTATATAAAATATATTTTTATGCTTATGCACAACCTACAGAGTTAACTGCATCAACTGATACTGTTGTATTCCCAAAACAGTATACATCAGTTTTACTAGCAAGAGCTAGATATTATGTACATCAATTTAAAGATAATATGTCACAAGCACAATTATCTGAAGTAGAGTTTCAAAAAGGATTAAGGACAATGAGAGAACAACTTCTAGAACCATTCCCAGTTGTAATGGATGATAGAAGAAGTGTATATGTCTAGTAAAAAAAAGATACACGTAAAATTACCACCAAGTTGGATAAAGGTAAATAAAAAAGAAGTAATTAAAAAATTTTTTAAGGTATGGCAGAACAAGGTATTTCGATAAACTGTGAGGGCGGCTTAGATTTAGTATCTAGCACATCCTTGTTATTTAGAACACCAGGAGTGGCACAAAGATTAAATAACTTTGAATCTTCTATACACGGTGGTTATAGAAGAATAAGTGGTTTTTCAAAGTTTGGAAGTTCACAAGTTAGTGGTAGTAATCAATTAGAAGGAATATTTAGATACGCAAAAGGTGTAGTGGCTTGTGCTTCTAGTAATATATTTTATAGTGCTGATGGTAATAGTTGGACACAAGTAAATAAAGATACGTATCAAACTAAAACAGGAACAGTTGCAGTTACTTCAGGTTCTGCAACAATAACAGGAAGTGGTACAGCTTTTACAACAGAGTTTGCAGTTGGTGATGATATACTAATTAATGGTGAACAATTTTTAGTATTAAGTATTGCTACTGACACTTCAATGACAGCAGATGGAAACTTTGCATCAAGTGCATCTAGTCAAGCAATAAAGAAAAACGGTGCTACTATTTCACAATTAAATAGTGCAAGTGCAGTATCAAGAGGTTCTCAAAGTCTTTGTGAGTTTACGGTATACGAAAGTAATAAACAATACGGTAAACTTTACATAGCAGATGGTGAAAATAAAGTTGCTGAATTAGTAATAGAAATTACAGATGCAGGAGTACATACTTTTTCTTTTAAAGAATTAAATAGGTCAGCTCCTACAGACCCATCGCTAGTAACTATATTTGGTGAAAGATTAATTGTTGCAGGACAGTCGAGTAATCCTCAACAAGTTGCGTATAGCACAAGACTAACACCAGAAAATTTTACAGGAGCTTCAGCAGGAACTGTAGATGTTGGAGACCAGATAGTTGGTATAAAATCTTTTCGTAATAAACTAATTGTATTTTGTAAAAATAGTATTTATCAATTATCAAACTTAGATAGCACAGCAGTTTTATCTTCGGTAACTAAAAACATCGGATGTGTTAGTGGTAAGACTATTCAAGAGATTGGTGGAGATTTAATATTTTTAGCTCCAGACGGATTAAGAACTATTGCAGGTACAGCTCGTATTGATGATATTGAGTTAGGTTCTATTAGTAGAAAAATATTACCTGTATTTAGAGATGATGTTTTTCCAAACTTATCTACCATAACTTTTTCAAGTATGGTTATAAGAGAAAAAAGTCAATACAGATTATTTTATTTTAAAAACGGAACAGCAGACTTACAACAAAAAGGTATTCTTGGAACATTTAAAATATCATCACAAGGTGTTCCATTATATGAGTGGAGTCAAACAACAGGTATTCCTGCTCGAATAACACACTCAGGATTTGATGAAAACGATAATGAAGTTCACTATCATGCAACTACAGATGGTAGAGTTTACAATCATGATACTGGAACTAGTTTTGATGGTAGCAATATACAATGCGAATATAAAACACCAGATTTAGATTATGGAGATTCTGGTGTTCGTAAAACTTTATATTATATTAAAACAAGTATTCGTGCAGAAGGTTCTAATGATAATTTAAAAGTTTTATGTAGATATGATTTTGATGATAACAATGTTCCACAACCAACTGAACTATCAATTGGTTCTTTAGCAAGTCCAGCAGTATTTGGTACAGCAGTTTTTGCATCAGCGGTTTTTGGACAAACTTTATTTCCACAACAAAAAATAAATTTAACGGGTAGTGGATTTACAAATAATTTTAGAATATCCAGTAATGGTACAGGTTCTTCATATACTGTTTCAGGATTTTATGTGGATTACATTCCAGGAGGAAGGATTTAAATATGGCGGCATACACTAGACAGAGTTCATTTTCAGATGGAGATACTATTAGTGCATCATTGTTTAACAATGAATATGATGCATTAGCAGCAGCATTTGTAAATACAAGTGGACACAAACACGACGGTACAACTGGTGAAGGTCCAGTTATAGGTGTATTAGGTGATGCTAGTGTAGCAGTTCCTCTTAATAAAATTTTAATTGATTCAAGTAATGACCACCTTGAATTTTATGTAGATGTTTCTTCATCTTCAGTTCAACAACTTTATATTGCTGATGGTTTAATTGCTCCTGTTACAGATAGTGATGTTGACCTAGGTACTTCCTCTCTTTATTTTAAAAATGCATATATTGATTCTATAACTACTACAGGTAATGTAGCAGTAGGTGGTAATTTAACTGTTACTGGTACTACTACATTTAATGGTGGCACACTAACTCTTGGTGATGCTGATACTGATAACATTGTATTTGGTGGTGAAGTAGATTCTAATATTATTCCAGATGATGATGGCACTCACGATTTAGGTAGTTCTACAAAAGAATGGAAAGATATTTACATTGATGGTGTTGCATATTTAGATGAAATTAATTTTAACGGAACAGCTATTACATCTACAGCTGAAGAACTTAATATACTTGATGGTGTAACAGCTACAGCTTCAGAATTAAATTATAGTGATACAGGAGCTGCAGTTGGAACAGTAGTTGCTAGTAAAGTTGTAACAGTTGACTCTAATAAAGATGCTTCATCTTTTAGAAATGTAACTTTAACTGGAGAACTTTCTGCAGCAACTTTAGATATTTCTAGTGATGTTGATATAGACGGAACTTCTAATTTAGATGATACGGATATTGATGGAACATTAGTAGTAGATGGTTCAAACATTTCACTAGATAGTACTTCAACTTTAAATATAGATAACTCTAATACATCAAATGGTATTACTATAGGTACAGCAACTTCAGGTGTTCCTATTTCTATTGGACATACAACTTCTGAAACAACAATAAATGATAACTTAACTGTTACAGGAGATTTAACCGTAAGTGGCACAACAACAACTGTATCTTCTACAACTGTTGAAGTAGCAGATGCAATGTTGAAGCTTGCAAAAGACCAAGGCACTAGTGCAGATGCTGTAGACTTTGGATTCTATGGTCAGTACGGTGTAGGCGGAACTGCTAAGTATGCAGGTGTATTTAGAGACCAAAGTGTTGCAGGAGACCCTTTTACATTCTTTGATGATTTACAAGCAGAACCAGGCACTACTGTTAATACTGGTGGCACTGGTTATGATTTAGCTGACATTGCAGCAGGTGGAGCTACATTTGCGGATGATGTTGTAATTACTGGAGACCTTACAGTATCTGGTGATGACATTACTATGGGTACAAACACTGCTGGTCATGTTATGGTTGCAGATGGTGCTAACTTTAATCCAGTAGCAATATCTGGTGATGTTACAATAGCGTCTTCAGGTGCTGTAACAATTGCAAGTGGTGCAGTAGAAACTGCTATGCTTAATGCAAATGTTGTTAGTGGTCAAACTGCAATTACTTCATCAGATGTAAACTCTTCTGATGATAGTTTATTACTACATGATAATGATGCAGGTGCACTTAAAAAAGTAACTGTTGCTAATCTTATTTCTAGTGCAGGTGGATTAACAGATGTTATTGCTGATACAACTCCACAGCTTGGTGGTAATCTTGATACTAATTCTCACAATATACTTATTGACGATGCACATTTTATTGGAGATGAAAATGGTAATGAACAAATAATATTCCAAACAACTTCTTCTGCAGTTAACCAAATTGATGTAACAAATGCTGCAACAGGTAATTCACCTGAGATATCTGCAACAGGTGATGATACAAACATCAGTTTAAAATTAACACCTAAAGGTTCAGGACAAGTTTTACTTGATGGTAATGTAGGTATTGAGTCTGGTACTATTGATTTAAAAAACTCAGGTTCAAGGTCTAAAATTAATTTTTATTGTGAGTCAGGTAATGCTCATGCACAAGCACTTCAAGCTGCACCTCACTCAGCAGCTGCATCTAATACTTTAACACTTCCAAGCACAGGTGGTGACGTTGATTTAGTTTCAACAGCTTCAACTGCTACACTTACAAACAAATCAATAGACTCTGACAACAACACTATTACAAACATTGTAAACGCAGATATAAAAGCAAGTGCAGGAATTGTTGATACAAAACTAGCTACTATATCTACAGCAGGTAAAGTTGACATAGGTGCACTAGAGATTGACGGTGCGACTGAGATGAGTGCAGCATTAGTAGATGCTGACTTGTTTATTGTTGATGATGGTGCAAATGGTACAGAAAAATCAATGTTAGCATCAAGAATAAAAACATATGTTGGTGCAGAGGCAGGTGCTTTTTCAATAGACAATTTAGATATTGATGGCGGCACAGACATAGGAGAAGCATTAGTAGATGCAGATTTATTAGTAGTTGATAATGGTGCTGGTGGTACTAACAGAAAAATGGAGGCATCAAGACTTCAAACTTATATTGAAGGAAAGATTAGTGGTGACATAACAATTTCAAGTGGCACAGCTGCTATCGGTAGCGGAGTTATTGTAAATGATGATATTAACTCTAGTGCTGCTATTGCAGACTCTAAATTAGCTACAATATCTACAGCAGATAAAGTTTCAGGAGCAGCTATTCAAGTAGATGGAGCTACTGACGGAACAGGAATTACTATAGCTGATTCAGACAAATTAATAGTAGATGATGCAGGAGCTACTAAATATGTGAATGCATCTCAGCTAAAAACATACGCATCTGCGGATTCTGCATCTGCAGGATTTGCAGTAGCAATGGCAATCGCATTGTAAAAAAAGGTTGACAAATATTAATAAATATGGTATAATATAATAACTAAGGAGTAAACACAATGGCACAGGATTTTGAAAGAGTTTTAAAGCAAAATATTGGTACATCTGCTACTGAAGTAAGAGCAGCAGCTAATAGTGATGATGCTATTATTGGTATGCGTTTTGCTAATAAAACAGGTTCAGCTGTAACTGTTGATGCTACTGTTAAAAACTCATCAACTAGCTACTATCTAATTAAAGATGCCCCTGTACCAGCAGGTGGTTCTTTAGAACTAATTGATGGTGGCTCAAAAGTAGTATTACAGTCAGGAGACTCAGTAGAGGCTCTTTGTGATACAGCTAGTGCAGTTGATGTAATTTTATCAGTTGTTGATTCAATTAGTACATAATTTAAGGAGATAATAATATGGCAGCCACAATACCTTTTCGTGGACTTACTGGAGACACTTTACTACAACCATCTTTCTATGCTCGTAAAGATAGCTCAGCACAATCAATATCAGCAGCAACCTTAACAAAAGTTACATTTAACACAGAAGAGTTTGATGAAGGTGGTTGTTATGACAACTCAACGAACTATAGATTTACACCTGGTGTTGCTGGTGTGTATTTAATATCCGCTAGTATAGCTATAACAAATCTTCCCACTGGTAAGTTTACTCAAATAAGAGCATACAAAAATGGTTCTCTTATGGAGGATTTTTCACAATTACTTATAAACCCATCAAGTGGCGACCAAGATACAAACGCAGGCACAATGACTTTTTTAGAAACTTTTAACACAACTGATTACATGGAAATATGGTGTTATCAAAATTCATCGGATACTGAAAATACTAGAGTGAAACACGAGTGCCGTTTTATGGCGTTTAGAGTTAATTAGGAGGATATATGGCAGCATTAGCAACAAAAGTTAGATTATATTTAGAAGCAAACGGTAAAGACATGGACACAGAGTTTCTTGCTAATAGAGTTATAGTCTTAGATAATTCAGATGGTAAAGGCCCTTTTATTCACACTTGGAATGTTGATGGTTTAAGCAAACCAACAGATAGTCAACTAGATTCTTATGACTCCGCTGGTGACACTTTTGTGGAAAATGAAAAAGTAAGAAACACGAGAAAAGCTGCTTACGGAGATATAGGAGAACAGCTTGACGAAATATATAAAGATATTGATGCATGGAAAACACGCATTAAAAAAATTAAGGATGATAATCCAAAAGGATAATTTATGAGCTATATAGGACAACAATTACCAGCTGACGTTTTTTCAGGTTTTACTACTGACACTTTTACAGGTAATAATAGTGATACAACTTTTACTTTATCAAAAGCACCTTTTTCTGAAGATGGACTAATTGTTGTTATCAATAATGTTATTCAACAACCTACAGTAAACTTTACCGTATCAGGTACTACATTAACAATCGTTGGAACAGCTGTAGCAACAGGTGATGTTATCTATGCTATACACACAAGCGGTGCAGTACCAAGCACACTCGCATCAAAAGTAGATGTCAATGGATTATCTGATGGTATTATTCTCGATGCAGATGCCGATACAACAATAAGCGCGGACACTGATGACCAGATAGATTTTAAAGCAGGTAATGCTGATACGATGCATATTTTAAACGGTGACGTTAGGATTAACACCACAACAGCTATTCAACCTGGTTCATCTAGTGGGCTAGGAGTAAAAGGAGATATTAACATATCTGACTTTACAAACGACACGAGTTCTTCTGCACTTGTATTTACAAAGTCTAGAAACACCACACCAGGTAGTCAAACTATTGTAAATGATGACGACCAAGTAGGGGCAATATTTTTTAAAGCAGACGATGGAAACGCATCGGATTATAATAATAATGTTGCAGCCATCACAGCTTCAGTAGACGGCACTCCAGGCACGGATGATACACCAGGAAGATTAGTTTTTTTTACAACTGCTGATAATGCAAGAACTAATACTGAAAGAATGCGTATTAATAGAGGTGGTAGAGTAAGCATAGGCACAACTAATCAAGACCATGTATTTCAGGCAAGAGGTAATGGTGATGCAGGAACAGATGCTTTTTTATTTGCTAATACTCGTACATCAGGGACTACAAGAGGTATGCAACTTGCTTACTCTCACGCACCAGATGATACTAATTATGCGATTGTTTTTGAAGACACCTCTGCCGTTAGATTTATTGTAAATAATCAAGGTGATGTTTATAATCATGATAATGTATATCAACAAATATCTGATGAAAGAATTAAACAAAACATTACAGATGCTAATTCTCAATGGGATGATTTTAAAGCTATTAAGTTTAAAAACTTTGAGCGTAAAGATGACGTAAGAGCTTATGGTGAAGGTAAAAAAATTCAATTAGGAGTAGTCGCACAAGAAATAGAAACAGTTAGCCCAAACTTAATAAGTCACAAAGACCCAGATAAATCAGATATTATATCAGACTCTGCATTTGGAACTCTTTATGAAGATGGTGATGATATTCCTGAAGGTAAAGAAATAGGTGATATAAAAGAAATAAAGGAACAAGTAAAAGGTGTTAAGTATTCTGTGCTTTATCTTAAAGGAATGAAAGCATTGCAAGAAGCTATGGCAAAAATAGAAACACTAGAGACAAAAGTAAAAGCATTGGAGGA